ACTGTCCAATCGCTATGTTATAATTTCCTGTTTGGTTTGAATATAAAGAGGAACGACCTAACGCTGTATTGCCAATACCAGTAGTAGTGTTATGTGCGGAATCTCTTCCAACAGCTACAAGAGAGTTTGCTGTAGTAAGAGACATACCTGCTCCCATTCCAACGGCTACGTTACTATCACCAGTAGAGCAACCACCCAAAGCATTTTGTCCTACAGCAGTGTTATTACTTGCAGTGGTATTGGCATCTAAAGCTGCAGCACCTATAGCTGTGTTATTTGATCCAGTGGTGTTAGCATCTAAAGCTGCATAACCTAAAGCAACATTACTACCTCCAGTTGTGTTTAACCTTAAAGCGTCATAACCAACTGCAGTATTATTACTTGCACTTGTGTTTGTTCTTAATGCTTCAGCACCAAATGCTACATTATAAGCACCTGTGGTGTTTGCATACATTGCCCCAAAACCATGTGCTGTGTTGTTAGCACCAGTTGTGTTAAATGCCAATGAAGCATTGCCAACTGCGGTGTTGTTACTTGCCGTAGTGTTTGCGTTTAGTGCAAAACGACCTATAGCTACGTTATAACTTCCAGTTGTGTTTGCAGTTAAAGAGACATAACCAACTGCTGTATTGCCATTAGCCGTAGTATTAGCGTCTAAAGCACCTGCACCTACCGCAACATTTTCTATTCCAGTTGTGTTTGATAGTAAAGCAACATAACCTACTGCTGTGTTATTGTCTGCTGTATTTGCTTGTAAAGAAAAACTACCAACAGCTACATTTTGTGTACCAGTTTGATTTAGTTTTAAGGATCTAAACCCAACCGAAGTATTGTTACTTGCAGTTGTTGTATCAAATCCTGACTCTAATCCTATAGCTACATTTTGCCCACCGCTTGTTAAATCAGTTAAAGCCGAGTTGCCAATAGCTACGTTACTAGCTCCAGTTGTATTAGCATCTAAAGCGGAAACTCCAAGAACAGTATTAGTAGTAACAGAGTTTGCACCTTTACCAATAGTAACTCCGTTTATGGTTGCGTCTGCTGAACCTACAATCCCACCTGTTACTGAGACACCAGTTGAAGTTGTTTCAAATTTTTTGCTGTTGTCAAAATAGAGTTCTACAGTTCCATTACCAACTGCCTTTATATTTGTTTCATAAGCACCAGCAGCAAAATTTCTTATATAGAAAGCTTTGTCAGATGATTGTGCATATATTCTCCAATTATCAGCAAACGCAGCCCCAGCGTTGGAACGTAATAAAATCGTAGCGTCTTGACCTGAATTACCAAATACATTTAAGGCTGTCCAATTACTTGTATCACTACCGTTGATACTAAGTCCTCTATCAAAAGTGTATGCGGTTTTAGTGCCATCATGGTAAAGTTCTACTGCTCCATTACCGAAAGCTCTAATTATATTTTCATTACCAGCATCATTTAAAAAACGAATATCATCGCCTTGTAGATAAAGAACTCCTGTATTGTTTTTTACAAAACTATTTACTGAATCATGATAAATTTCTAAATCTTGAGAAGTACCTAGTTGTAACTTACCTGAGTCGTTTGGTATCTGTACGTTGCCAGATGAATTTATTTGAAATCTTGGAAGTGATGCTGTGCCAAATTTTAAAAGATTAATATTGTGGTCATAATCTATAAATCCAGCATATTCATTAGTACCACTAGTTCCATCAGAAAATTGAATAACTCCATTGTGAGTATTTCCAGAACGAATAGTTATTCCAGTATTACCACTTGTTGCGATTGTTAAATCATCAGCATTTACTTCACCTTCAACAGTAGTTCCTATAAGAACTCTTCCAGATGAATCTATACGCATACGTTCTGTACTATTTGTTGCAAATTGCATATTAGTATTTTCATAATTCCATAACTTTGCTTCTTCACTACCACTAAGGCCAATACCAAAACCATCGTTAGATGTTGTTCCTGTTGTAGTGTTAGTTAATTGTAAATATGTGCTTCCTGAATCAGGTGAATGTATAGATAATTCTCTTGCTGGACTTGTTGTACCTATTCCTACCTGTCCAGTAGTTGTTATTTGTTGAGATCCAAAATTTGGATTTATTTTTGTACCTTCTATACTTGCATCACTAGCTACCTTTGCATTATCAATTGTTCCATCACTTACAACTCCTATATCTACTGATTTACCAATAGTAATTATAAAAAAGTCTGATCCACTAGCAGGGGCAGCACTAAATATTATTGATGATCCACTTAGAGCAAAACCTTCACTTGGTTGACTAGAACCATTATTAGGTTTTTGTATAACACCATTAATACTTACAAGTAATTGTTCTGCTAATTCTGGTGGGTGGTCAATATTAAATCTATATGAAGATCCGTTAAATGTTGCACTACCTCCACCAGTACCATTAAAACTACTTAAGGTGTTTGTATGAAAGTTACCAACAGAACTTGCTTCTTGATAAGAAGTTCCATTAAATACTAAAAGTTTATTATCAGATTTTCTAAAAATTAAATCTCCTTCATCATTATTAGATGTTGGTGTCGTATCTACAACTCTATATCTATTACCAAAGTCATCAATATCATTACTTAAATTTATTAGGTCAGATTCTTTTAATAAAACTTTGTGATAAGTGTAAGTATGTAATGTAGAGGTTGTCTGAACCTGTAAACCAACACCACTACCTAAAGTTTTATTATGCAGGTCAGAAGGAAAACCATTTATCGTAACAGTATTACCAGAACCTGCACCATTAGTTATAGTCGCAACACCACTACTATTAACAACTACTCCACCTGCATCTGATACGGAAACTACAGTACCAGCATTACCACTAGGATCAGGGTGTGTAGAAGGAAAAGATGTTTCATTTGCTATTGCAACAAAACCACCTAACGCATTAGTAACAGTAAGAATACGATCATTAACAGCTTTTGATGTTGGTATCTTTGCATCACTGTTAGCTGTTAAAGAAGTTTCTACTTCTTTATTTGTTAGTTGGTTAAGGTTAGCAGTGGAAGCTGTAATACCATCTAATACATTTAATTCAGATGCAGTAAGAGTACTATTAACACCATCTAATGTATTCAATTCTGAAGTGCTTACTGTCGCACCATCAAGAATTAAACGTTCACTATCTGTTAAAGCAGCAAGATTAGCAGCATCAGCTATTTGTGCAAGACCAGCATCTTTTTTAACAGTATTATTATTTAATTCATCTACAAATTCTTGTAAACCAAATAAAATTTGATCGGTATTATTATCAAGGTCTGTTTCTGTTAAAACGGAACCATCTACAAAATCTACTTTTTTAGCTGATATATCAGTATTTCTTTGAAATTTTATAGTTTGTCCAGCAGTAGGAAAGTTACCAGAAGTAAAAGATATTTGGGTAGTACTGTGAAAAATATAATGAGTGCCAAGAGTTTTTAGTTGGCCATTAACTGTTACATCTATTTCTGATTGTGCAAGATAATTAAAACCTATATTAAAAGGACCAGCAGTACCATTAGCGGTAGGTGTAGAAAAAGATGCAGCAGTGTTAGTAGCCATAGTTATTTAGTAAGGGTGTTCAAAGATCTTTCAAGTGCATTGTGATATTCTTGTTTAATTTTATTCTTTTTGTCTACTCTTTGCTGTAATTCATTTTGACCTCTGCTTTCAAAATATAAATTTTCACCATGTTTAATATATGTTCTATTTATTTCAGCCAAATCTAAATATATTTCTTGTGCTGCTTTTTTACCCAAAGCGTTAGTCAATCCATATTCTTCTATGATACCTGCTCTTGATGTATAGGCTGGTGATTCCAAATAATTGTTCATAGTCTCAAGTATTGTTTTTTCTCCAAATCCGTCATAATTTAATTTTTGCGTATTTATAACTTCTTTTAATTTATTGTAATCACCTGTTGTTAATTTAATAGGTGTTACTGTTTCAGTTCCACCTCTAATAGTACCTGTAATTATTTCTTTGGGTTCTGGTAACATTCTTCCAATTAAAGCCTGTGCTTTGTAAATCTTGTAATTTTTACTTCTACTATGCCTTGATAAAGAGAATAAATCTAGTCCTTTTTTCTGTGGATATAAAACTGGTTCGTTAGTTATGTGTTCATACATAAAAGGTAAATCATAATTTAGACCCATAAATTTCTCTTGTGATTGGTTAATTATGTCTCTCAAAGCTCTTTGATACATACTATGTTTATTAAAATCAGGATCACTTATTGAAAGTTCTTGATTTATTACATCACCTTCTCTAACTTTTGTATCGACTCTCTGTTGTAAAAGCTGTACTTCTTCATTACTAAAACCCATTATTTTCAAAACGTCTGCTGGTGTTTGTTTTAATCTCGCACCTAAATTTGAGTATGGTATTAGTCTTCCAACTAATTGTCTGCCTACATATTCTGAAAACTTTTTAACTCTATAGTTTGTAGGACTATCAACTTCGCCTTCATCTCCTTCTCCTACTTTTGGTACTGCTTGAAATATATTCATCAATTCATTTATTTGTGCTGTAAAACTTCTGTTAAATATATTCCTACCAACTGCACCTACCCAACCAATAGTAAAATCGTCATAAGGTTTTTCACCAATTACACCAGAAGCGTTGATAAAATCTACCATCAGACGTAGATAACCAGCCATAGGTTCGGGTATATTTTCGTAAGTTTCATACTCATATACTGGTTCACCATCATCACCAAATAAAGGTTCGCCATCTTCGTTATACTGCAAAGTTCCTTTACTGTATGGTCGCCAACCATTTTTCCACATAGCTTTCCACATAGCAGCACCTTCTGGTTTTTGAAAATCAGGACCACCACCTGTCAATATAATTGGAGGTACAAATTCTTCATCTCTTAGTTTTCTTCTATAGTCCATAGCAGTTGCACCAATCAGCATTGCTAGACCCATGCCTAAACGTATCTCACCTCTTGTTTGTTGTGCAATGATTGGATCTGCACTTAACAAGTCATTTCTTATCTCTGGTAAAAGTACTTGGTTTAATCGGTTTAAATTAGTAAAACCTTTGCCAGTATCAATAACCATAGGTTGATTGATAATAGGAAGTAATCTTGCGTTTGATTTTAAGATGTTTGTTGGTGCTTTTGTAAAAGAAAAATAAAATCTAGCAAGTGGGTGTTTATTAGCAAATTTATTTAAAGCAGAAGCAGCTTTGCCAAAATAATCTTCTGTTCTTATATCTTGTGTAAAGGTTATTGTTTTACCAAAATCCTGTGCTTGTTTTAATATTTTTTCTGTTAACGTATTTTCTAAAGGTATCTTTCCATTTTCAGCATAGTATTGAAGAATTGAATCGACATGACCTTTTATAAAATTATCTAATTCATTTCCTTGCTTACCAAGTCTAAGACCTTCATTAAAAGATTCAAAAGTAGCAGCAGCAATAATGTTAGGAGCTTGTATCAGAGCATCAGTAGATGTCATCAATCTCATTGGTAGTCTTATACCTTTACCTGTTTTGTCTACAAATCTAGAAGCTAAATTATCGCCATCAGAAGAAATCATAAATCTCTGTCCAGTATCACCTTTAAAGTTTCCAATATTTACAAAGTTATCTTCCATATCCCAAGACTTTTTCCAAGCTTTAAGACCAAAATTCAAATTAGAATGTAAAGCAAACAAATGTCTTTTAGCACCTTCTAGCTCTTTTAAATTGTTTGAACCTAAAGCTAACTTTAAAGCTGCTAAATAACTCTGTGCTACTCCTGATATAAAGTTAACTTCTTGAGTAGTAGGTGCAGAAAGTAGTGCGTTGATACCTACTTCGTTTACTCCTCTAACAAATTTGTCTAAGGCACTTGAAAAACCATCTACTTTTTTCATGGCAACTATCTGTTCTACTTTACCATCTGTGCGTTCAATACGATTTGCTAATCTATATAAATCATCTAAATCTCCTGATTCTTGTGCTTCTCTAATACGTTGTTTTAATAATGCTCTAAAATCTTTTTTCTCTCTTAATGCTTCATTAAAATCTAAAGTTGATTCTCCTACTTGTTCTGTTGCTTCTCGTTTTTGTGCAGGAGTCATATCCATTACTTCTTCTGGGGTTTTACCTTCAATTCCAGAATCAGGTTTAGCTTGTAAAGTTTTACCTACACGACCAAAAGGAGTTCTAACTGCTTTTATATCCATAGTCAACCAATCTTCTACTTTCTCTAAAGCGTCATCTAATTCATCTGCTGCTTGTTCTATTAATTTAAAATCCTTACTATCAAGAGCATTTACATATTTTGTATTTGCATTAACAACTCCATCTGAAGCCAACACTACGTTTTGTGCTAAAGCGTAAGCCAATTCATCAGGTGGTCTTTCACCATAAAATTTTATATATTCTTCTGCCATAGCTCTTATTCTTTTTGAATTTTTAAGACTTATAACTCTGTCATCATATTTATTTAATGCCCCAAGTTTTGTTTTTATCTGAGACTTTCTACCTTCAAATACATTATTATCTTTCATTTCTCTAATTGTTTGATCTATACCCTCTTGGAAAGTACCTTTAACTCCTTTGTTTGTATATTGTTGTGGTGTTTTTGTTTTATCTCCTAAGTCTTGTTTTTTCTTTTTAGCAACTGTGCTAACAGACTCACCAAGATATTTTGCATCTGCTGGTATTTTTAAGACAAGGCCAGAAGTATTGTCAGGAGATGCTTTAGCACTACCTGTCATTTCTGCAACCATATCTTTTACTTTTTGATGAACCTTTACACCATGAGCTTTTATTTCTGATTTTGAAAACCCTTGAGCTTCTAATGCTTCTACAATTCTATCTTCAGCTTTAGATTTACTTTTATTACTTCTAATAATATAAGCAACTTGATCTAGTTCAGATTCAAACTGTATGCTTGCCAACCCATATCTAGGCTTCATACGTTGTAAAGACTTAGGTAGTTGGAATACTCTTTTTGGTTTTGTAGTCTCTACTGTTTCTGTTTTATTTGGTTGTTCATTTACAAACTTTTTTGATTCACTAGCTTGTTTTATTATCTCATCTACTTGTTTCTTTTCTTGTGTAGTAATTGTGTTGTTTATTTCTTGTGCTGTCTTGCCAGTAAACTTTTTACTAATACCTTCAAGAGCATCTATAGCACCTTTGAAGGTAAGACCAAAACCAGCACCAAGAGTAGCAGAAGTTGTAAATTCTGTTGGTGATAATAATTCTTGTTCGTTTATAAGTTTTTGTATTTGTCTATCTGCTACTGCTGTTGAAGCACCTTGCAAAGCAGCCCTTCTTAAACCTTTTGCTCCTTTTGCTGTAGATCCAAAAGGTATCATTTGTATTAGACCTGCTGATATAGCTTCTCCATAATTTATTTTGTCTTCACCTCTAGTTTTTTGTGCAGCTATATTTGTACCAAAACCAGAACCAAAATTTATAACACCATAAGCACCAATACCAACAGGACCACCTGCTAACAAAGGTAAAGTTAATTTGTCAGTTATAATACCACCACCAACTTCGAGACCTAAACCTGCTGCTTGTTTATATGGATCTCCTTTCTCATCTTTAAATGTACCTTCATCACCTTCTGTATAAAAATTATTTATAGAGTTTTCTAAATCTACATCTATATCCCAATCTAAAAAACTTTCTGTTTGTTTATATATATCGTTATTTATAGGCTGTAAAAAGTTAGTATCAGTTTGAAAGCCACTTATAGGTTGGTTGTTATTTAAATTTGAATCTGTCATCTTTAATCAGTAAGGAACTGTTTGTAGGAGTTATTTGTATAAGCACCCCACGCACCAAACCCTTGTTGGTCAAATAAGCGTTTAGCTGCTATTACATTAACAATAGGGTCATATAATTCATCTGTTGATTCAATATCAAACAACCTTAACCTTTCTTCTAAAAAGTCATCAATCATATTTAATTGGAAAAGACCTATAGAAAATTCGTTTTTCTTTTGAGGATCTAAACCTGATTTTACTGTATCAATCATAGGATCACCTGCTGACTCTGCCATTGCTACAGCAGCCATAATCTTTGCATCTGCTGGTTTGAATCCTACAGCTAATAACATTTGTTCTATTTTAGTTTGTGGTATTTTTTTAGTTTTATCTACTCCTTTTAATATTTCATCTAGTTCTTCTGTTTGATTTAATTTACGTTCTCTTGCTTCATCTTCTGGGGTAGAAGGTGTAAATGCACCGCCTTCAACATTATCTTTCTTACCACCAAAGAATAATTCAGAGCCAGTTTTTTTAGTTTGATTACCTTGATTACCTTCATTAATAAAAGGATTTGTTTGAGTTGTTGTTTTTTGTCTTAATCCTTGTTTTATTAATCTTTGTTCTACTTCAGCCATGATTCCAGTAGGATCATATTTATTTTGTTTAATCTTTTCAGCATCAACAAATAATTTAATAGTCTCTTCTCTAATTAACTTATCTCTATCTTCTGGCTTGATAGTAAGATCACTTTCTATTTTCCTAATTGCATCAATATATCTTTTTTCTAAATCATAAAAATCTGCTGTTTCTTGCTTTCCTAAAGTAACTATACCTTTAATATTCTCTTCTCCAATTATTTCTTTTGCACTTTTTAAATTATTAAATATCTCTGTGCTTCTATTTGTTCTTAATCCTTTACCTAAAGTTTCTTCTATTTCATTTTTAAGTCTTTGTAAATTTTGCTTATCTTCATCTGTAATCGTCACACCTAATGACTTCTCAAATCTAACTAACTCTGTATATGCTGCTGAAGGGTTTGTATCATATACACCTTTAAACCTAAGATCATTTTCAAAATTGGTAAACCAATTATCTCTATCAAAATCTTCTACTTCTATTTTCTCTTTTAAAAAATCTAATTCTTCTGGATATAATTCAGCAAGTTTATTTAGTCTATCTCTATTTTGTTTGCCATCTACAACTTGAAAAAATCCATATTGTTTTATCTCGTCAAGAAATAGTTTTTGTCTAGTTTCGGTAGCTTCTCTTTCTTCTTCTTCTCTAAACTTTTCACTAGCATTTAATAAATCAACTTTTAATTTTCTTATATCCTCTTCATAAAAATCTTTTAATTTTGATTGTTTTACAATGCCATCTTTTGTAATTTGTTGTGGCCCTACTTTTAATTCGCCAGCATAATCTAAAAAATCTTTTACTTCGTCATAGCCATCTAATCCTTTATCTTCAAACTCCAAAAATATACTGTTAGCAGTATCACTTACAATTCCAATCATCTTAGAAGGAGATACAGATTCAGTTAATCCATTTACTGCAAATTCATTTATACTATCTTGCACAATACGTCTTGATTGATCTATACCAGTTTCATTTTCTTCTACTTCTAAAATACCTTTTTCTATTAATTCTTGGTTTTCATCTATATTATAAAAAGTACTTTTTAAAGTATCACCAATTTTATTTTCAGCATTTTGTATGTTGTATTCATTATGTGCTTCTTGATGTGACAAATGTATTTTTTGTAAAGCTCGATTTTGTTGTGGAAAAAAATATTCATTTACATAGATTGATCTAATCCCTGATACGTCACTTTGCTGTGTAGAAGTATATTCACTTAAAGCTGTCTGAAACTCAGGAGAGTCTACACTATATTGCTCTAATGGTACGTTGATTATTGTGCCATCATTTAACTGTTTTTGTACTGTGTAGTTATTGAAAAAAGTTTTAGCTTTTGTTTCTGCAATACCACCTAAAGTAATAGCTAATTGTTTTTCTACCCCTGCTCTAAAAAACATATTACCGCCAACTAACTGTCTAGCTGCTTTACTGCCATCTTGTTTTTGTACTGCTTTTATAAGACGTTGTAACTCAGGCTTGCTTGCTTGCAAAACCTTTTCCATACCAAGTTGCTCTTCTTCTTGTTTCTTTTTATCTATTTCTATAGCAAAGTAATTTTGTAGTGCAGGATTAATCGATTTCAAGGTATCTGCTAATTCCATAATGCCAGTTTTAGGTAAGACACTAGGAGGTGCTACAAAAGTATCTACAGGTCTTGCAGAGGATTCAAAAGCTGTACTTTGAAAACTAGATGTCATTAGTCTGGTAAAAGAGAAACGTAAGAATTAAGACCTGATGTGGCTACATTAAGCAAAGTACTCGCTAAAGAAGGAATTTGATTATAAGCTTGGTTTACATTACTTTGTGATTGATTTATTCGATTTTGATAGTCTGCTTCAGTTGCAAGTATATTTCTATCGTATTGTCTTCTAAATGATTCTAATGATTGATTTACTGATTCTCTATAGTTAGCAGCCTGTCTTTCTTGATCCATTAATAATAATCCTATAGTTGTACCTGCCTGTTCTGAAGCTATTATAGATCGACTTGCTTGCAAAGCTTCAATATTTTTTGCAAATATATCTTGTGCTTTAGATTTTTCTGTCTCTGATTTTTGTTCTGCTAGTGCTTGTTGTTGTAATCTTTTTGACTCTTCTGCTGATTGTTGTGCTATTAAAGCCTGATTATAAGCTTGATCGGCTGCACTCTGAGCAGCAGCCCTTTGAGTAAAAGCATTAACAGCAGTAAGGCCTAAACCTGCATAAAATAAAGGTGCTGCAGAACCTAATCCTAATGCTGGTAACGCTGCAACACACATCTAGGCGATCCTCAGAAATTCGTAGAAAGGTTTTTTTTGTTGACCATAAC